TTCCCAGTTAATTGCCGCAAGCACATCAGCACCTGCTACGTCTGTTTGAACAATTAGTGTTAATTCAAACGGTGTTGAAGTAAAAGAATTACGTTCGAGTTGGTATTTAAGAATATCTGTGCGACTAAGATCAGTGACTGTTGAACCCTGGTTAGAACCAACCATATATCCTTCACTTAATCTTCGACCACCAGTAAAGCCAGTTGCCGTAAGATTGTATTCGACATCGGCGTTTGTTCCAGCATCAACCCATGTACCGCCAGAAGAAGTAGCGTTGGTAACTAATTGCCAGTTGTAAACGGCATTATTGGTCGTTCCTATTAACGAAACACCAGCCAACACGACAGCAGCATCTAGCCTGGTACTTTTTAATCGAATACCAGCAACAGGATAAAATACACCAGTAGCTGTAAGATCATACTTTTGAGTAACGGAATGACCGGCCGTACCACCAAGACCCTTTGGTTCATAGCCGCCTTCTGAAATAACAGTGGCACATATTTGCTTTGCAGTTGAGCTGGAAGCTGTTGTACCTATGTTTTCAATCTCTTGCCGCAAGGGCAAGATTGCTGTAGTCATATAAGAAGTTGCATTAATGTTGTCGTTATGGAATGTATGTGCAATCTCTAAATTACCGTCTACAACAAACCCAGCACGAACGTCACCGACACCAAGCCATTCAATATCAGTCCAAAAGATATTAGCTTTGCTTGGATCTAAGATACGTCCCGTTACCCCAGAGCCATCAAACTTGTCATAGTTCCAATCTGTTTGTGCAATTCTTGTTTCAGAAACACTGCCAGAGGTATAACTACGAACAACAAGATAATTTACATTGTTAACTTGCTCAAAGAAAACCCCGTTTTGCGTACTAAATAAACCAACACGTTGCCTTAGATTGGTTTTACTTGTTGCAAAAACAAACGACAACATCGATAAGAATGATTTCCCTGGTTGGTATGGAAATACCCTTGTTGTTTCACGGTAAATATAATCGCCAGATGCAGTAGTTACTGCAAGATGAATGGCACTTTCATTTGCTTGATACGTTGAACTACCTGCTCCACCCGTTACTGTTACCCACTTACTGTTCTGTTGATAACGATGCTGACTATCAAAGACTGTAAAAGGTTCAGTAACACGTAAGCGACCAAATGCATCCCCAGCTGTTGTTGCTGGCTGCACATAAACAGGAGTTCCGCTGCTAGTTGTAACTTCTAATGGATGCCCGCTGCACGTTTGAACTTTAACAACTTCATACAGATTGCTATCAAGCTCGTCTCTATATAAAGGCATTGCTTTGTATCATATATTTCTTTATTCTATTCTTCCTTTACCGTTGTAATTACTTTTGAAAATACTCAAGCAACTCAGTTGCTCGTTTGTATTGATCAGAAGCTTGTGTATAATTTTCGGTAAGCACTTCTACAAAAGCATCAGCAATTTCGTTAGGTGTTAATTCACTTTCAAACTCTGTAATAGTGTCATGGAAATACTCTTTGAGTTTTTCTTTAGGCTTGCTCATGGAAGTGAAAGCAGCATTTAAACTTGCAAAAGTTTTTGATGTGTTGTGAAGAGTTTCTCTAGAATTTTTTGTTGCTAATGGCTCATCAATTTCAGCTACAACTCGATTTGCTTTTTGCCAATCAGAAAATGTCATGTGTTTTAAAAAGAATAGCGCCCACTTACGTGAGCGCACTTAAGTTTAAAGAGTTTCTTTTTTAGATTCAAACTCTTCAATAGCAGCCAGTGCGTGGAAGTATTGATTGCGGCAATACGGACCAGCTTCTGTCAAGCAAAAACGTTCCCACAGTCCGCTATAGCAGCTATTACCAGGTTGATAAATCTGGTACATGTGCTCCATAAAGTCTGCTTTTTGTTGTTCAAAACCAACATCCCAATTACGAAGTTGATTTTTAAGCCAAGGACCATCAAAAGATCCAGCAGTGTTCAGCTTTTTTTTCAGATCTTCAGTCATTGGAAGCGTTGTCGATTGAGTTAATGTTTGTAAAAACACCTTTGATTTTAGGATTGGCTTCCATAATCAAGTCGTTAATTTCATCCTGGAGCCCAATAGCCAGCTCTTCAGAAGTTCGACCTTCAAAGGGGTTGTATTCAATCTCAATCTCAACAGTCATTACGACAGTTAAGACTGGTGTAAAAACCTTTTCCATCGATAGAACAAAAGAACCTTAAAACAATAGCAGGCTTTTAAAGCAATGCCTCATAACGTCTTGGCAATTTCAGCATCTTTTTGCAATTGAGGCCAACGTGCTTCATATACATGTTGCCATACATGCTGATAGCCAAACAGTTTCCACACCAAGGCCCTTAGCCAATCGCCAAGCAGTAAGTCCCAAGGCTCAGATTTACCAACACTGGAAGGAGAAGCAACAAGCTTTACATCAGACAAAAAATAAATAACATGAGCAATGCCCATGCTTCTAGCCATATGGAAACCATCTGTTACAACATAAAGCGTTTTTGTTCCTGCTTTTTTAATTGATGATTGTGTCTTTGTAAAGTTTGTAACCGTATCCCAAGCCTGGTAATCTAATACAATCCGATAGCGTTCAATACCTGCGTCCAATAAAGTACGCATTACTTTTTGCGGGTCTCCCTCAGAAGACACAACAACTAACGAAGTAGGTTTTTCTTTTGCTAATTCAATCGTCTTAGTAAGACGCTGCAAAGAACCACCTAAATGCAGAATAGTTTCCATTACTTTTCCAGCAAGCGTTCTAATGAATGTGTTTTGGAAATTTCATAATACCCAAGGCGTTCTTGAATTACGTTGTAATAATTAATAGAAGCATCAACCATTTCTTCGGCAGTCATCTGAGAAGAAAGATTTTCATTAGAAATCATTGCAGCAGTAAGAACGGTAACACCCCACTCCAACTTGGAACCAATGATTGCAGAAAGAGGTGTACCATCACTGGTAAACCCAGCCAATAATTTGGACAGGTTGTCGTCAGTCATGGTACACCTTTAGTATCTACTTATTGTATTCCGTTTTATTTTTCCACCATCGCCATGTAATACCAGTAAGACCTGGCAGCATTTTGATGGAACCGCTTACCTAAAAGCAGCTTTAGTTTCTTGTGCTCAAGTTCGTCAGCTTTGTTTTCATGATAAGGAAGCACCTCTTCTTCTTTGTCAAGAAGAAGAGATAGTTCGATGTCATTCATTTGAATCTGAAGATTGAAATCATCAATAGCGTGTTGGTGACACGACATCTTGATGTGAGCATCCTCTAGACCAACCGGCGGATCAATCTTCAGATAGAAACTGTCCTGGATATTCGGATGCTTGTAGGTCCATCCGTGACTCTGCGTAGATTCGCTTGGAGCGGATTGCGTATTCTTGGAAGACTTTAACGCCATGGGGGATTTGTTTTCCTTCTTGGTAAGCAGTGCGGATTGCATCGAGATTAGGTAGTACTTCGACTTTGGTTTTAGGTTCAGTCCTTTCTTCAAGAACTGCACCACTCATAGAACGTACCACAGTTTGCTTCGTTGTGGTGACCTCTTGTTCAATACAGAAATCATCCCGTTCCTTTTCAGTCCAGTCTTCTGGTTGAATTGAAAGTTCTACAGTCAAATCTTTCTTTTTAACCAAAACAAATTGGTAGTTTCTACCTGTGATCTTGTTGGAATCAACAGGCAGTGAACGTCGTAACCAGTTGAGCAAACCTTTTAAAGAACTCAGTTGCGATTCATGATGGCGCTTGGCCAACACCATCAGTTCTGATTCTTTCTTAATGCGTTCCAAAGCATCCTCATGGGATGCCATTGCATAGTAAACACGATCCACCTTCTCTGAGCGAATGCTGGCGCAGGTCTCCAGCTCAGCTCTTGCCAAGTCTTGTGACTCAGGAGTGAGCAAAGGAAGAGAGCGTTCCAGGGCACCATAGTGCTCGTAGAGTTTGAGGATGTTCAGTTCTTCAAGCTTAGTCGTTGTGATTTGTGTCATTGGTCTGAAGTGTTGAATTGAATTTTGTTTCCCAGTCAGGAATTAAATGACCATAGTCTCTTGGTTCTGTAACTGTTTTTTCTTGTTTACATACACCACAGGTTCCTGTGTGCATGGTTGAACAAAGGTTAAATGGCCCAGTGTATTCACCACTGGCAAACCAATTACCTAACAGTTCTCCACAATCATGACAAATCCATGTTGGATACATCATGCGAAGTGTGCTTGAAGTTTGTTTAGTGTGTAGGCCAGCAGCGCTACGGCCGCTGTCCAAAGAAAATCTTTGAGAACAGGAATAACCATTGAAGCAAAGGTTTCAAACATGATTTTGAATTTAGGTTGGTTGCGGTCAGTTTAGGGTCATGACCAGGACCGGGCATTAGTCTACCTTATCTGTCAAGTTATCTTTCGATTTGTTTAACAGTTCAGCAAGATAGTCAGTCAGTGCGTCAAGTTTTATACTGACTACTGCAATTTCTTCGCTCAACTCCACATGACTTGGCATTAACAATGGTTCATATACATTTTCTTTATATCCTTCAGGGTCTTCTTTCTTTTGGATCATACGAGCTTCTTCAGTTACGTCGTACTGAATACTCTCGTACATTTTCCAAATTACTTCATGCGGCCAGTTGTTTAAATCAACCTTTTCTTCTATTCCACCAATAATCATTTCTCGCATCGTACAAAAAAAGAATTGAGATTGTTTTCGGAACAGTTCAAGATACTGTTCATCATTCATACCATAAGTGTTAATCGACATAGCAATCAATAGCAGCAGTTAATGCATCAATAATAAACTGTTCTTGACCTTCTGGATCAAGAGCAGTCCAGTATTTAAGATCTGGATCTGTCCCATCCCAATCAATGCGGATGATCATTGATCCATCTTCTTCGTCAATACATTCAATTTGCAGTTTGCTTACCCAAGTTGTCATTGGTTTTCAAAGTAGTTTTAGCAAGTTCACGTAGCTGGTTTGGCGTAATTGCCTGGATGCTACGTTTTTCTAATGCGTTAGCCAACACTGTAAGAGTTTTAAACAGCGTTAAGTTCTTAGTCATTTTTTGTTTGCAGAAGAAAGTTGTGGAAGTGCAATGCCTGGAAATGGAATGTAGCCCGCCTCCATCATATTAAAAAACAAATCCCAGGCATGTTCTTGTGTAAAGACTTCCTTAGGTTTGTATGTACGCCAGTGACTCAGAGGTGCCTGAGGACCTGACTTGGTATGCAGCAACAGGAATCGACCATCCCTGGCTGCATCCCCTGGAGGCGCATACCACCATGCTACGCACTTATCGGAGACCTGACCACGCGCTTCGTTGCGTACGTCAGTGCGTTTGCACAGCAGCTCACGGTACTTATTAAACCAAGTCAGGTGGATGCACCAGGGTTTGAATCCTTGGACTTCCGCTTGGAAATCAGAAAGACTGTTGAGTTGACGTTGAAAGGACCCACATGAACAGAAAGGTTCATTAGGCACGGTGTTGGCTTGAGGTCCATCTTCCAATTCAGATTCCATATCAACCGGCCCAGTTGTAAAGCGCATCCCGTCCGGTGAAACCAAATGGCCCAGATCCGTCTGGTCACTCTGGAGAAGAGTGATGACTTTCTTTGGGTCTGATAGGTGTATGAACTTGTCTGCCCAGTGGTGTTGGAGTTTTGCATTAGAAGTCAGATGCCCAAGTGCATGGGAATAATTCCATCCTTTAAACATGACATATGCATTATTGTGCCAGATGGAAGGGCCTCGATAGTTAGGGCCAAGATAAGAAAAGAAATCTTTTAGTCGATGGGTGTATTGAAGGAATGCATCTTTTACTTTTTGTTTTGGAAATATACGTTCAGCACCATCCCTGTAGACCACAACACAAGAATCATCTCGGACATAGATACCGGCCACATCCGTCTCATCGAATTCAACAAACGCACGACGGAGATTTGTGCGCGTGTAAATCGATGCCTGTGCCGCATTGAGTTCGGTAAGCGTTTGAGTTGTCATGATTGAATTGAGTTTGAAATGGATTAGATGAACAGGTGTTCGTCGCCTTGATCCTGGACCACAGTACCACGAGGTGCGGCCTGTCGGTACGCATTCTTGCCAATCTTATAGGTGCCGTAAATTAAGGCAGCCCATGTCAGCGGATGGGCAACGGCAAGAGCAACGGCCCCTCCAATAAGAGCAGCTGTACTACCCGCTTTGATTGCAGCTTTTTCCTGGTTGTTCATAACATTTAGTGTAGAAGTAGAATTAACTGTACGCTTCAATCAAATGAACGAGATTAAATACGTACCGTTACAGAAATTCCAAATCGAACCCTCAATGGAGGATAAGTTTTGGGAAGAGAAAATCAAACGAACCATAGAAGAATGTAACTCGGTAAGTACCTTAAAAGAAGTAGCAACCCTCTTGGCGAGGATTGCTACTCAAAGGCAAGGAATTATTCGGGGCTTGGTTCAAGATATGTTTATCTTTAACAATGTTGCAGTCGATGCAACAGACTTAACAAACCCCGACGTTACCTAATCAAAGGCTGCTGTCCTCACCTGTGTTGGGATCACGAGCAGATTGCAGAGCTTTCATTTCCATCCCATCACCACGCATGGCGGGCAGGATTTCAACCCCAGCTTTAATTCCGTAAGCACCGCCCAACTTCTCTGCATCTTACCGGGAATGTTGGTTGATGTAATCCTGGAACAACTCTTGGAATTTCCAAGTGGAATCTCGATCTTCATCAGGGATTGACATACGGCTGAGCGACTCAACTGCAGTTTCCTGATCGCTGTAATCAGGAATGTCAAACGATTCGATAGCGCAGATCTCAACGTTGTTGGCACCACGCATCTCATTAGCAAGCACAGGTGCAAACACCGTGGTTGCATAGAACTTTTCGTTAAAACTCAGTGGTACTTCTGCATCCAGTGCCTTGCTCAGACACTTGGACATTTCTTTTTCGTACAGCTTTACTTTCTCGGATACATCAGTACCATTCAGCCCTTTCAGGGTCAGAACCATTGGGATTTTGTGAGCCCGCTTATTCTCCTTGGTAAGGATGTAAACCAAGTATTTGGTACGAACGCTGTACTTGCGCTTGTACATATCGCCCTTGCTGTTGGCAAGGTCTGCTGCAATTTTGTCAGCTTCCCAAAGTTCTTTGACCTCAAGGTTATCAAACGTACCAATCGTTTGACGCATCCCAGTGGTTTCTTCAACCATGAGGGGAGAACGCAAAAGGATTTGGAGACGAGGCGCAGTGAAATTGAGTCCTTCCTCAACTGAAGTATTGGGAGCAACACCAAAAGTCTGCTTGTAATCCCAGAGAACTGAACCCTTATCAAAGTCAGCTTCGGTGGCTGACCATCCACAAGTGTCCAGGTCCGAATTCCGTACGAACCAGCCGCGTGTCTTGGACTTATTGAGAGGTTGAATAGTAACAAGGTTTTGATAACCCGATACAAATTCTTTGGCTTGGAATAGCTTAAAGGATTCCAACCCGCGAGTAGCAATTGCAGAGGTTTTCTTCACAGTCATTTTTGTAGAAG